CTTGGATCACTCATCCGTGCCCCCTCCTATCGGGCTGTTACAGGTACTGCACCTGATGTTACAAATGGGTTTTCGGCAAATGCCATGTAGATGTATCCATATCCACTTGCATTTGCTAAAGTGCTAGTTGTTCTTAATTTAAAACCATTAGATAAATAATCTATATTAAGAAGTGTACCTTCTGCATTTGATAAATCAGGATATAAGAATTTTTCTACTGCATTATATGTATTTCTTTTATTATCTAACATTACCCAAGATACTGTATTAGTATAAGTTTTAATAATCACAAAAGCAGGTCTAAACCCTGTATAGACGAATGCTCCTTCTGTACTTCCATTCCCTGTATAGCTACCTATTTTGCTATATCCTTCTATTTCTGCGAAACAGTAGGCAAGTTGGTTTTTACCACTTTCATTAACACTTCCAGCAGTACCAACACTAAAAACAGAACTTGTAGGTGAAGTATTATTCCAAACTACAGAATAAGTGCCTTTTGCATAGTTTTGGTTTAATTGCAATACATCTGTATTACCTATACTTTCGTGATAAACAATCCAATCGTGAGCAAGAGTATTATTTCTTTGTTTACAAATTATCATTTTAGGAGCAACACCTAGTCCATGACCAATAGTAGCATTACTTCCTGTTCCTGTATAAGTGACTATAGAAAATCCTGCAGTCGTATTCGCTTGAACTGTTGAGGTGATACTTCCGTCTGTGTTAGATGATGTACTCCCTGCGTTTGCTTTCCAGTTCCATGCTACATAAGTTCTTGAACTAACATTAATACTTCCACCTTCACTATCATCACCCATTGAAAAACCATCACTGTCAAAAGAAGTAACACTATCTGTATAAGTGGTTTCAGAATCATTTGTATTTGAAAATAATGTTTTTAAACTTCCTCTTGAACTATCTTGAAGTGCATGCCAAGAAGCATTACTTCTTGATTTAATCCAAGTCCAATCTGGTTGAAATCCAACACCTGTGATACTTCTTACAGAACTATTACCTGTATATAAAACAGTATTAAAATACTCACTCCCATCATCAATCGTAGGGGATAATTCTGTTGCTAGGTTTTGAGTACACAGTGCGAGATAGCCACTAGGGGGTGCGTATTCAAAGTTTCCATATCCGTTATCATCACTGTTGCCAGATGAAATTGAGAATGGTGGGTTGCCAAAGTTTGCTTCCCATACAACTCCATTATAACCTTCAACTATCATATACAAATTTCGACCATTCCTTGTAATTGTGAATGGTGCATTTGTTCCTGTTGCTGGATTTCCAGAATTAAACCAAGTTCCGTTATGTCCCCACCAAACTTTACCCGTATCGGCATCATGAGCAAGCATTAAAATACCCGAACTCCAAGTTTGTCCTCCAGAATATGCAACACCATTATTGTAAAAATTAGAATCGTGTCCGTATTGCGACCACCAGTTAGCGTTATTTGCAGCTGTAGAACTAGTATTTCCCTGTAATTGAGTTTGACCATCAAGATAAAATCCTAATCCCATATATCCATTTACATAATTAACTACTTTAAACTCTGCATAATATTTACCAACACTAGGTAATGCTATTGTTGATGCACAAGAAGTCCAACCTGCAGTTCCATTTTGCAAAGTGACTTTTGTATTTGCCTCTGCTAACTGTGCTCCGTTGCCTGTAAACAAAGAATTAAGAGTACAAAAGTTATTAGTCGGTGTATCTGTAGTAACATCCGTGGTTCCCGATAAATTTGTTGGAGTGAATGTGTTATCATTACCTGAACTATCTTCACCCATGTTTCCCGCGTTGTTAAACTTTAAATAGAAACCATTCGTGCCATAAGTTCCTGCATATTGTTTGGGTTTCCATACGCCGCTATCAGAATCAAATTCACCAAAGTCTGTAGGGGATTTTGCAGTTCCGTCAATGTAATGATACTCTGCTAAGTAGCCGTCAAGTGGATGAACATATGAACCTTCTGAATAACCTGCACCTACTGTGTGCAAATGTGCATCTGCTAAATCAATATCAAGATTTTGTGCAGGATAATTTGTAGTTGAAAAATCAGTAATTTGATTTCCATTTAAATATATTTTTAATCTATCACTAGCAGTTGATTGGGTTGTGTCAAATATAATTATAAAATGGTACCAAGCACTAACATCTCTAAATAATTGTGTAGTTCTAACTTGAGATTGACTGGAACCTTCAAATATTCTTTCATATACTAATTTATTATCACTACCAATAGCTATAAAAGTTCTATCATTAGAATGTCCACTTCTATTTGGATATACATGAAATAAAAATTCAACATTTCCAACAGTTGTTCTTTTATACCAAAAACTTAATGTACCAGTTTTATTTGATGTTCCTGCACTTCCAAATGTTTTATCTAAATGTGGAGTATCACCTTGATTAAATCTAAGGGAATTAGAAATCTGATAAGCACTAGGAATATTCGATCCAACAACAGGAAACGTCATTACATAACCTCTCGTTTAATCATTATCTTCGCGTCTTTGATTCCTTGCTTTGCCATGTCCATTGCATCCTTTGCCATCTTACGCTCGCGCTCTAGGTCTGTATTCTCATCATTAATCATGACCTTCGCTTCTTCTAAAGACATTTCATCTTGATGCTTTTTCGCGTCTAAAGCCAATCGTGCTCTACGTAATTCTAAATCATCACGTTGTAATTGAATCTGTTGTTCTGCTGTATCTTTCTTTTCACCTGACATAATCTTTTGTTTTTCTTCATCTAACTTCATAATAGAATCCGAAGCATTGGCAGTCAGCAGTGCAATTTGATTTTCCACTTCAGGTGGAAGCGGTTGTCCTGACATCATGGCTTGTACGATTTGCGGGTCACCAATCATTTGCGCTACTTCGTTTCTGTACTTCATCGCTAAGTGATCTTGGATGTGAGAAGCTAATGTTTGTACCATTACAACATTCTCTTTGTATGCAGGGTTCTGCATCATCGAAGCGTGCGCTACAATGTGAGCATCATGGTTCTGATCAGGTCTCGGTGTGAGAGGGGCACCTTTCATGGATGCCATGTTTTCTGTTACAGGGTCTGCTGAGATTGGTTGTTGCTGTTGCTTCAAATATCTTTGAGGCTCTTCAATACCCATCGCAGAAAATAATTCCATTCCAATTTGTTCCATGTTATAAGCATTAGGATTCTGTTGTGCGATCTGCATGATTGCATTAATCTTGGCAATACGGTGTGCCTCAGTTGGCATGTTCGGATCGGAGACAGGAAGAACATCAATTGATTTTAAATTAAAATCATTTTTGAAAACTTGCTGTGCACCACCTGCGACCTCATACGGGTACAGATCAGGAAGATACTCAAAATCTAATCTCGCTAAGATTCGCAGGTCTTTGGATTGGGCGTTATGCAGACGCTTGTGCACAGCGCTGAACAACTTAGAACTTTGCTCAAGCAAAGCCATGGTTGTACCAACAGGTCCATAGTTTGACGCTTGGTCTACTATGTTGTCGGTCGAGTCAGCAAACTCTTTTGCAGCATTTACAACATACTGCATTAAATTAAATAAAGTTCCTGAAGGTTCTTTGAATGGTAAAGGTTGTAAAGATTTACCTAAGTCACCCGCAGGACTATTAACTTCTCTCCACTCACCTGGTGCGATTGGTTCATCAGGTGCCAACACTCGTAGTCCGTGTGCTTTGAATCCGCCAGGTAAATTTGCAAAGGTACCTGCATCTACTAATTGTCTCATAGATGATGTTGCGGTTTTAGTTAAGCCTCCAATCAAGTGTAAGTATCCATAACCATAGAATCCTAAACCAGGAATCATGTAGTAATGGGTGAAGTATAATTTCTTTTCTTTTTTAAAATCATCTGCATTCCAGTTTCGGCGGATTGCAAGAATCTTTCCTTCATCTGTCATGTGAACAATGTAAGGAAGTTTTAATCCATCAGGATCTTCGAAGCCTGGTAAATCTAAGTTCACGTGCATCTCTAAAATTTCTACACGGTCTGTATCACCATAAGGTTTAGTGACACCTAAGATTTCATCTGATGCTTCTTGAGCAGCGGTTTCGTCTAAGTAACTTTCATTAACATCTATATCTGCAAAGGTTCCAGCCATCTGAAACTTTTTGATTTGATTCATAGACATAGAATATTTGTGAGTGAATCGTTCTGCTGTTTCTAAATCCGATGCATAGTAGTCAATATAAAAATCTTGTGCTTTAACATATTCAGTTCTGGGTCTTTGTAAACTAACATCCCAATATGTTTTCTTAAACGCAGAACCATACAGCGCTACATAAAATAATAAACGGTCAAGCTCAGGACCGTACTCAGGCATTTGAACTTGTGTTTGATAATTCATAAAGTGACGCACACGATTTGCCTGTTCCATTTTCTGTTGAGTTTGTAAACCAACAATTCGTGTACGCACTGGACCTTCAGTGGGAAATAATTCTTTATATGCTTTTGCTTGAAACTTTACGACAGCTTGAGATAGAACAGGGTGGGAAGATGCACAAGCACCAGGGAAGGGCTCATCACTTTGCTCTGCTTTAAAACCAAGAAGGTCTACACCTTCTTCTGCTATGGCATCATATTCATCACGTGATTGTTTATCACGATCAAAAGATTCTTGTAACTCATTGCCAATAGCACTAAGTTCTTTGTCATCAATAAAATCTACGAGGTTCGCGTCGTGTTGCATTGCATCTGGGCTCATCTCCATATCATCAAAGAGACCCATTGCTTCTGCTTCCTCCATCATAGCTTTGTCTTCTAATGTAATTTCCGCGCCACCATCTGGTGTCACCATTACATTAGTATCTTGCTCTGGAGTTTCTGGTAATTCTTCAAAGAGAGATAGTTCTTCTCCCTCTGGAATGTCAAATTGTTTTTCTACTGCCATAAATCAATCCTTAATAATAACGTCTGCGTTTTCTATTATACACTGCTGACTCGTCTAAGTCAAGCCATGAATTGTCACTATGTTCTAAATAACCACCATTACGGACATACAGTACTGCTTGAGTAACTGAGTCCACAATATCGTCATGAGGTCCCGATGGGAACTGTCTACACTCTTCAATGGTTTCTTTTGCCCATGCTTTATCTAAGGGCGCATAGATTCGTGCATTATGAAACAAAGAACTGATAGCATATGCTCTAGCTACTTTGTCTCGATCAGGTTGATACTCTTGAATAGGTAAACCTGCTAGTCTTAGGTCTTGAATTAACGATTGACCTGAAGCTTTTTTCTCAATTACTATGGAATCTGGCTTATGCTTCATGTATTTGTCCACGGCTTTCTGTCTGAGTGTAGGAAAATCCCAACGACCTTTCTCCATTCCTAGTAATACCATGTTTGCTAAACTTAAATCATCTTTTTTAAACACGCCCCATGTTGTAACTACCGAATAGTCTGCAGTTGTGCGTGTAGAAAACGCCGTATCCCAAGATTGAATAATAAAATCGCACTCAGGTGGGTCTTCACTTGTCCAATTCTGCCAATAATCTACCTGAATGATGCCACCTGTTTCGGATGATGGGCTTTGTAAGTACAATGCATCAAATTTAAACGGGGGTGTGTTGTTTTTTGTGCGGATAATGTCCTCTGTTGTCCAGCAAAATCCATTTTCGCGGTCAGGTGCCCCCCAGAAAGACTCACCAATCTTAGGTTCGGGGTAATTTTCTGATAAATATCCTTGTTCAATTAGTTCAGCGCGCGCTGTTGACAGCTGTGCTACCGATTCTGCCGTGTTTAACGCAGGAATTCGTACCACATCCCACTTATCTGCAAGAGGTGAAGACTCTTGTTGCTGTAATAAGTGTCCTGCTAAGTCATTTTCGTGCCATCTTGTCATGACAAGCACTACTTTTCCGCCTGGCATTAGACGTGTTCGCAAACCTGAAGCATACCATTCGTTTAATTGTTCTCTTCTTGTCTTAGAATATGCGTCTTGTTCTGATATAGGGTCATCAATCACCGCTAAGTGCGCACCAAAACCTGCGATACCAGAGCCTGAACCTGCAGCCAAGAAGCTGCCAGCCATTTTTCCGCTCTCTTCAAGCGCCCATGAGTTTGCCGCGCGGTTATCTTTTTTGATTCGTACCTTGGGAAAGATAGTATTGTATGCTGTTGTATTAATAATATCTCGGATTGCTCTACCAAACTTAGTTGCTAAGTCATCTGAGTGAGACACTGCAATCTCTTGCCAATAAGGATTACGCCCCAGCGCCCATGCTGGAAAGTAAGTGGAAGTAATTAAAGACTTTGAGGAACGCGGAGATACGAATACCATGAGTCGATCGGTTTCGCCGCGCTCTAAACTCATCAGCTCGTCACATAGTAAACGGTGATGGGGTCCCACATTGAAGCTAGGATTCATTAGCATAACAAATGCTAGTAAATCATCTCGTGCTTGTTTGACGGCTAGCCTAGTTGCCGCATCTCTATCTTCAACAGTGACTTGGGAATTAGTCTGTGATGTAAGCAACGCCGCCCCACAAAACTATTTGAGAATAAGTATCCACATCTTGTCCTGTGTACAGCTCTAACCTTGGTGTTAAAATCATTTCTTTTTGTCTCCTGATACTACTTTAAGTTTGGGTGTCGCGATTCTTTTTAATCGCTCCACGTCACGCTGGATATCTTCTTCTGAGTTACCTGATGCAAATGCATTCATGATGGTTGTCTCATTAACAGTCTTTTCTGTCCACAGTGCTTTATGTTTACCTAAAAGCTCGAGGCTTCGAATCGCCGCATTGTAGTCCCCTTCTTGTTCGGTGGCATCTGCAATACGAACTAATCGGCGCAAGATATCATCCGCGTCAAGCTGAAGCCTGCGCATTGAATCTTTCTTGAGTTCCGCAATTCTATTCTTGATACGCTCCATGCGCAAGAACTGGTACGACTTGGCGTCTGCCACTTTGTCTGAGTAGCCCGCCCGTTTCGCCGCTGCCTTTGAGTTGAGGTCCTTGATGTATTCCTGGCAGAATAACTCCTGCCTACCTGTCAATGGTTTATTTTTATCCATGTAGAAAAAATTATAACATAGAGCCCTTGTATTAACAAGGGGTGTTATGATACCATTATGCTATCCCGCTTCGCGGGTGTCTCCTGTAAGAGAGGGGGCTTTGAAACGCTGACCTCACTCGGCGTGCCCCCTCGCACAAACAGTAAAGCCTATGGGTCATCACCGAGTATTATCAACCGCGCAAATGAAGAGAAGGATTTCGCGCTTGTTGCGTGTGTTGTCACACGGGCTCAGCCCCAATCAATTCTCCGACCTGCTCGCGGATTTCCTCAGTCAAGGGGGCACGCGAAAATCAGACAGGGTCGACCTCAGCCTCAAAGAATATATAGACAAACATAAGCACACCCCGTGAACATGCGGGAACGCGGGAATGCCCCCGTACTCCCTGGAAAGGTGGAAAGCTAGGAAGGTCCTAAAAAAGGCTAAATTTTTGCTAAAATTTTTTTCGTTGTATTATGTGTGTGGCGACGCGTGTGATTTTTTGGGGGTGGGGTTG